ACTTCTTTTTTGTTGAATTAATGGAATAAATTGAGGCTCAATGTATATACTTAAATAAATATCTTGAGATAATAAATTATCTGAATGAGACATGTACATATCATTATTTTTTCGATTAGTTTGATCTCGACTGTATAAATCAGTATATAATGTTACTATTGTGAAATCTGTCATTTTTGATTAAAAATTGATTCTTTAAAATTATTTTTAATTTATAGAAATAGAAATGGGTATTCCAAAATTTTTCCAGTGGTTTTCAAATACTGATCCATTCAATAATAGTATTTACGAATATAAACCACAATCTGTGGATGTGTTGTGTTTAGATTTGAATGGTATAATACATCGACAAGCTGGGAAAGTATTTTTAGGAGATACATTAAATAAAAATTTCAAGATTATATTTGTGTATGAAGGAGTAGTGAATGAAATCATAAATTTATGCAAACAGTTTAAACCAACGGTAGGGTTATACGTAGCAGTAGACGGAGTAGCACCACAAGCGAAGATCAATCAGCAACGGAAAAGGAGATATGTTGCTGCGGCAAACAGGCATCCAGATCAAGTATTTGACACAAATGCAATTAGTCCAGGGACAGAATTCATGCTACAATTAGATTTATATTTAGAGAAAAGATTAAAAGAATTGAATCAGTTGGCGCCATATGTTGAATATTCTGGATCATCGGTACCAGGTGAGGGGGAGCATAAAATAGCCAATTATTTGAGGAGAGCTGAAGGAGGAAATAAAACAGTGATGATACACGGATCGGATGCAGATTTAATCATGATATATTCATTAATATTAAACAAAGATTATTTAGATATTATTGTAATGAGAGAATCAGACATGGGTTATCCAACAGTGTATATAAGTTTAAAAACATTACAGACTATATTAATAAAGTTATATAATAACGCAAACCAACCAGTAGATGATTTTGTGGTGATAATGTTTTTAAATGGGAATGATTTTCTACCCCATTTTCCGTCATTTGAAATAGTTCCAGAAACATTGGGTAAATTAGTTGTAGGATATTATAATTTTTTAAAAGAATTTCCAACTGAATATCTGACCGATATTGGTGGAATAGTATGGAAAAATTTAATTAAATTTTTAGATTATATTGTATTAAATTATAATCACGACTTGTTACTTGGATGGGTCAATAGCGGAAAATCATTATTGGCGAAAACATCAAGTAAAATAACAAATGTAATCATGAATGGAGTCAGTCAAGGGAGAAGTGATTTTGATGAACAAAAATTCAATAAAGTATGGTATGATCATGTTTTTTCAACTAAGCCAGGAATGGTTGAAATAACAAAAATCGAAATTTCGGATATGGTGTTTAAATATGTTGAGGGAATTGCTTGGGTATATAATTATTATAAATATGGTGAATTTAATATTAATGTCGAATGGTATTACCCATATCATTATGCTCCATTATTTCAAGATGTTCCCAAATATCTCAAAACTTATGTTGGACAAAAATGGTTATTTGAACCAACCCTATTAACTGGGAAATTTATATCCCCAATTGATCAACTAGTCATGATTATTCCACCTAAATCTATTCACTTAATTCCATCAGAATTAAGAAAATTATATTCTGAATCTTCACCCATTATTGATATAATGCCTGACAGTTTTCATATTGATGGTGATGGGAAAATGGAATCATGGCAAGCTATTGCCATCTTACCTATCCCTAATCCAGCTCGCGTTATTTATCATATCAATAAGCTAAATTTACATTCATCCTTCCTAATCAATTATGAATCAAGAATACCCCTCGTTGTAAATTTTAATCCAATATTATCTAATCGACAATTTAAATCATCCCGTTTTAAATCTGCTTTCGTCAATCATCCATTCTCACCTTCCTCAACTAATGAAACTGATTATAGAAGTTCATCAGATACAGAGAGTAGATATAGAGGAAGTGGATATAGAGGATCAGATAGAGGAAGTGGATATAGAGGATCAGATAGAGGAAGTGAATATAGAGGATCGGATAGACAAAGTGGTTATAGAGGATCGGATAGACAAAGTGGTTATAGAGGATCGGATAGAGGAAGTGAATATAGAGGAAGTGGATATAGGGGATCAGATAGAGGAAGTGGATATAGGGGATCAGATAGAGGAAGTGGATATAGAAGATCAGATAGAGGAAGTGGATATAGGGGATCAGATAGAGAAAGTGGATATAGGGGAACAGATAGAGGAAGTGGATATAGGGGATCAGATAGAGGAAGTGGATATAGGGGAACAGATAGAGGAAGTGGATATAGGGGAACAGATAGAGAGAGTGGATATAGGGGATCAAATAGAAATGAGTATAGACAAAGGAGAAGTGGTGAAGAGACTGATATATCGAGAGAAATGTTGAACCAAAATGTTGACGATACACAAACATTATCCCAAAGTGTAAAAAAATCTTCTTTGGGAAGAGATATTCAGAATTTCAAAAAAAATCAAATATATCCTGAACAGTCTAAGCCACAAACTACTGAAAATCTTATTCAGTCCGATTTATTGGATATATTAGATCAATAAAATATTTTATCATTTAATAAAAATATTATTATTATTGTAATTATAATAATTAATATTGTGATTAAGGTAATAATAGTTATAGTTAAAGTAATTGGGGGAGACTGGGATGAATTAAATTATCGATATATATGCCAGGAGATATTTTCAAGATGGTGATTATTTTAGAATAAGTAGATTGATTTGATAATATGGTTGATACTATTTCATATTGAGAAATACAAATATTATTATTATTGTAATAATAATATTTGTATAATACATAACTAATTAATTATTTATATTATCATTAAATAATAGTTATGGTGAAAGTGTTTGGAATGAATTCATGACATTAATTAAATTATCTATATAATATATGCCAGGAAATATTTTCAATATGGCGATTATTTTAGAATAAGTTGATTGATACTATTTCATTATCATGATATTCATATAATATATAAATAATTAATTATTTATATTATCATTAAATAATAGTTATAGTGAAAGTGCTTGAGATGAATTCATGACATTAATTAAATTATCTATATATATGCCAGGAGATATTTTCAAGATGGCTATTATTTTAGAATAAGTAGATTGATTTGATATAATATTTTTAGTTTTTGATAATATGGTTGATACTATTTCATTATCATGATATTCATATTGAGAAATAAAATTAGCTAATTTATGTAGATCATTCAAATATCTATCATGATACATTTCAACTGATTTTTGTAAAAAAGGGGACACTGATAATGTAAATAAATTAGTATAATAATTTATTCTGTCTGTAACAGATATCATAGATTGATTTAATGATGGATGATTTATATATATTTCTGATACGTCTATATGAATAAAATCATCTAATTTTTGTAAATATGTATTATATAATATTGAATTATTATCTCCTACTAAATTTCGTCGATATCTGTAACTAGGTGATTCTAATTTTAATATATTTAAATTATCATAATTATCCATAGCATATATCATCACAAAATCTCCTCCTGATAATCTTGGATCAGTCGGGGGTCCCATTTCATAATGTATATTTGTTATTTGATTGTCTTTATTATATTCTAATTTCATTTCTGACTCTAATTTTCGATCAGGAAATAAATATTTATTAGCTATATTCATATTTATCGGTTTTCTTGGATTTAAATTAAACTCGTCGGTCGATTTATTTTGTTGTGTTATCTGAATTGCTCCTAGAAATAATACCTTCTCTTCATATATTGATGTCGTCGTAAAATAATCTTTATGTATTACTAAAAACATATAACAATATGATTCATCCGTCTCTTCAAATAAACTAGTCGGATTGGGTCCTCCTAGTTTTATATAATTTTGATATATTTGGTCTTTTGATACATCTAATTTTTGATTTGTTGATATAAATATTTTATTATTATATTTAAATATTCTTAATAACTTTCCCTCATACCCTAAATATATTACCGCCCTCTTCATATCTACCTGTCTATAACTCACTTTTTGATTTGGTATTTCCTCCGATCCCACGTATCTATTATTTAAATATGTATATACATTTGTACATATATTTAATACATTCTCATCCATACTTAATTTTTCATATACTGATATCACTTCCATTGATGGATACGATTTACAATGAACTCTTAATTTTATCATATCTATCACTATTCCACTCACTCTCCTCATTATTTTATCTTGTCTTCTCATCGTATCTACCATCCATGATTTATTATCCACTAATATTAATTCAGGATTGTCTATATTTGGATAATAATCTACTACTTCCCAATATTTGTCATCATTCTTCGATAACTCTAGTATACCCCTGATTTCATCCATTTTATTTTGTTCTCCTCCCTTTAAACTATTTCTTTATCAGTCAACTTAAATAGAACCCCATATTTAGATTGAAATTACTCTATTAACCCATTTTCACATATTGCCGTAATTTCAAGAGGCCATTCTGTTGCTTCTTGCTGATCAACATATATGTATCCAAATCCTTTTTTTATTTTTTTTTGATAAACTATGGTTCCATCAGTCAACTTAAATGGAACTCCGTATTCATATTCAATTCGGTGTTTAGGTTGATATTTTATTCTATATCCTGGTTCACAATATTTTAATTTAATTCCCTTTTTCCCACTTATAGTATATATATTATACTCTTCTGGATACCTCATAATAATTACTACTCCTAAATATGCTTCTTTTAATTGTATTTTTCCTTTTAATGTATATATTTCCCCATTCCATCCAATTCCAATATTATGTCGACACATTATTCCCATTATCATCAGTCCAACTGCCCCTATCAATTTCTCCATTTTTTACATATTTTATTTTTCAAAAATAAAATATGTTTGTTTAATCTTCCTCAATATATTCCGCTGTTCCCATATATATCATACTTCCGGGTTTACTCGTATAATTGTTCTCTGATATGTGATATTCTTCCCATGTCATCTCCCCATTATATATCTGAAGTAATCTTTTGTCTTTGGCTGGTCTCGGCAACTTTCCAGTCATATTTAAACTTATCTCACTTAAATATTCTATACTATTGTCATATATTGGATTATTAATCATTCTTATTAATACTTCTGCATATGCACAACTTATTCCACAAAATATATCTATCATGTGATAATATGTCTTTTCTCCTTTGGATTCTCTTTTAATTGGAATTCCTATTGGCTTATCCTGTATTTTTCTAATACAATTCATACAATTGTATTTTTTTGTCGTCATATCAATCAATCCATATTTCCCATTATCATATATCTTGTATGGTATCATCGCAAACATTCTCCCCAGTCCTAAATCCACTTCATAACTGTATTTCTGCAAATTTCTGGATATTACTGGCTTATTCTTCTCTATTAACATTTCATGATCCACTGGTATTATTTCTGTTATCATCTCTGTTTTCCCATCAATATAACTTAATAATAATTCTGAAAAATTTATCCCTCTGAAATATACATAATTTTCTTTTTGCATTTTTTTTATTTTTTTTTCTTAAAAAATTTCAGTATTTTTAATTTTACACCCCCCTTCCATATGACTTGATATTATGTCATACTATTCATCACATTATTACTGAATTAACTCAATAATAAAAGTATCATATTTTTTATATTATCAATCAAAAAATTATTATATATATAAAATGCTACACATCAATAAATTTAAATGGATCAGTTATGGTGTTGATAAACTTCCAACACCGATCACCCTAATTTATTTGTATGGACTTCATCCAACCTATAATAATCATATTGATTCGATCAAATTTCAATTTGTAACTCTCAATAATACCCCATTGATATTGAGATATTCAAATCTTGTTGGTGTTTTTTCTTCCAACACTTTGATTATTGATACGCCATTACAAGCTGGCAAATTTATTCATACATTTCATTATATAGATGATATTATTGATTTTATTCTATATATTCAAATCAATCAATATTTTCATCAATCTGAAAATATTAAGCTACTCACTTTTCCAGTGTATAATAGTAATAGTACCAATCTATCTATCATTGTTCCTAAATCAAAATACTTAATTACTAAAATTACGATAAATTTTCCAATTTCACCAATTTTACTTATTAGTTCTTTCGGAACTGGAATCATTACTGATAATATCCTTACTTTCAATTCTCCAACTATTAGTTGTGTGTATAACTTTATCAATTTAGCTGAAAATTTTACATCAATGATTAATTGTATTGAAATTACATACTTTTATAGTCACACTAAAAAATTATATCCCCCAATGATTTATAAAATTATTCCAATTTAAACGACTATAAATATTTCGGAACAGTTTAATTTTAATTCATCAATCTGAATATATTAACCTACTCACTTTTCCAGTGTATGATGATAATTGGACCAATCTAACTATCATCAAAACACTTGATATGTAAAATTACGATAAATTTTACTTATTAGTTCTTTCGAAAATGGAATTATTACTGATAATATTCCAAGTATTGTATTGAAATTACATAATTTTATAAAATTATGCCAAGTTTACAAGAATAATCTGTCATATTATAAATTTTAAATATTTCGGAACAGTTTAATTTAAATTCATGAATTCTAAAATTTAACTGATTTTCAGATAATTCAATTATGGTATTTTCTAAATTAAATAATTCTCTAACTTGAATATAATCAATACTATCTGATTTAATTATATTTTTGGATATTAAATTCTCAAAAGATCCATGATTCTTAATATGTTTAATTGCGGTTAGAGGTCCTATTCTGGAAATATTATCATTGTAATCAGTTCCACATAATATACACATATCTTGAAATTGTAGATATGTGATTTTTAAATCTTCTAATATTTTTTCCAATATTTTTACCTTAAAATTATTCTGTTGTATCTCTAATATAGCTACATTTGCTCCATATAACTGAACATCAGTGTCGTTACTATACACACCACTGGCTAGTCCTTTTACACACAATAATGATGCTAATCCTTCTCCATCTGTTGTTTTTAATGGAAAATCATTTGGACATAATACTGGAATACCGGTCATCTTCAAAACTTCAACAACTGAATCAATTAATTTTTTTCCAACTGTGTAATTTGATATATACAATTTTGAATATTCTGTACTAAGTTTGTCTCTATTAAGAGTATCACAACTATTATCGGATAGTTTCATTTCTAATTCAATTAATCTCAATTTATTTTTATGTTTATAAGATTTTCGTTTATTTATTTCATTATCTTTTTGTGGTATTGGAGTTCCATCAAACACTACTACTGGTGTAATATTATGTTTAATTAAAAAAATCATTTCCCCATAGAACCGATCTAATGTGATTCTATCAATTTCTTCTTTATCTGGAAGAGATTGAGTTAAATCTGTTCCATACAGGACAGTTTTGATTGCTCCACTCTTAGTAATATACAGGCGATTATTTAAATCAACGGCAATTCTTTTACCGACAAAAAAATCAAAGGGTGTGTTGAATTCACATTTAACATTATATTTTTTAAAAATATCGTTTATTTTTTTAACACCCATTTTGGGTATAGTATGTATATTATTAATATCAATTTTTTGTTCCAAAAATTGATATTATTTTTTTTTTTTAGTTGTAAAAATGTCTAATAAAGTTAAATTTAATCCTTTCAAAAAAACTGCTACTGTTGCCACTTCAGTAAGTCAAATTGATCCACAAGTCGGTCAAACTCAAAAAACAGAACATCCTGACATTATTAAATTAAAATCGTATTCTGTTTTAAATCCATTTATCGTTCCTGATTTAATACCTGATTTAATATATATTATGAATCAACCACCTGATGAAAAAAATTGGGGTATTGATGCGTTAATAAATTTAGCTAAATCAGCCGATCCAAATAATCCAGAATCAATTATGTTTCAACATCCATTACAACACCAATTTATTAATACTTACAAAATCGAATCAGATTTAATCAAGAATGAACCAGATCTAATACGGGGTCTGGATATTCCATGTCCCAAAAGATCGTGTGACTCCAAACGAGCATATACTAATACGGCTCAACTGAGAAGTGCAGATGAAGGAAGCACCAAAATATATTTATGTATTAAATGTGGACATAAATGGTCAATCTATAATTAAAGGTATAACTTATATTGTTTACTAACAAAATCCCAATCAATATTATTCCAAAAATTCTGAATATATGTAGATTTATCATTATCATATTGTTTATAGTAGGCATGTTCCCACATATCTAAGCACAATAATCCAACATAACCATCCATGATTGGATTATATTCATCTGGACCATCAATAATTAAGAGTAATTTATTATCAACATCATAAGCCAACCAAATCCAACCAGATCCAAATAAATTTTCTGCTTTTTCTTCAAATTGTTGAAGTAATTTGTCAATACTTTGATATTGTTGAACAATTAAGTCATTTAAATTTACAGAAATTTTAGTTATATTTGGACTAATATTGGAGAAGAAGTATTCATGATTAAGAATTTGTCCAGCATTTTGTTTAATAACGCCGGTGTATTGGAGGGTTAATTGAGTGACAGTTTTACCAGATAAATCTGGATATTGGATGATTAAATTATTTAAATTTTTAATATAATCTAAATATTTTTCATGATGGAGTTTAAGTGATTCTGGTGTGAGGAATGGTTCAAATTGATGATATTGCCAATTTAGCTTGATTGGTTGAATTTCCATTTTAAATGAAAATGTTTTAATTTAAATTTTTTTAAATTAAAACAAAAAAAATGAATAATTAAAACATAAAAATTTGTTAAAAATGTCATATAATATAGTAGAATATTCAGATAAATCGTTTACTGTTCAAACAAATCCAGTAGATCTATTAAAACTGTATAGTACTCAATTAAAACAGTATGGAAAATATAATCCAAATTTGAAAAAAGGAGCAGGATGGATTTTTCCGAAATCCAAACAGAGTCAGATTGATCAGTTATTATCGGATCTGATTTCAGATAAATATGAAATCATATCCTGTTTGAAAATAAATTTAAAATTAAATCTAAAATTAAAATTATATGTTAATAATGACATAATTGATGTTACAGTTACTCAAATCATCAATAGTTTCTCCAGTATCGTCAGTACTTCAAATGGTGTATCGTACACTTGTATCCTTAAAAATGGTTGGTGGATTATTCCAACTATTACCACACCCAATTATCTTGAATATTAATTTACCAATATCTATTATTCACTCTACCACCACACGAATTCCAATTATTTCCACACGAATTCCAATTATTTCCACATGAATTATTATTATTTCCACATGAATTATTATTATTACTACATGAATTACAATTATTACTATATGAATTACAATTATTACTACATGAATTATTATTACTACATGAATTACAATTATTACTA